CTGATCGTTTAAATATATTTCAAATTTTGTTGGTTTAACTCCTCTTACAATACGATACTCTTTTGTACCTGATGTAAAATGAAGTTCTACCTCCATATCATTATCATTAATTGTATTTACAATCTGTTCTTTTTTTATAAGTCTAAATGGTCTATTAAACAAAGCAAAACAAACTGCATCCAATAGTGTAGATTTACCACTACCGTTTGCGCCAATGATAAGTGTAGTCGGCGATTGATTTAATATAATCTCTATCGGTGTGTTACCGGTAGAAAGAAAGTTTTTCCACTTAATCTTTTTAAAAACAATCATTCACTTGCCTCAACATATAATTCTTTTACATAACCTTTAAGTTTTATTTTATCTAATTTTGTATCAATCTGATCTATATAATTATTTAAAAATGTTAATGTATCTTCACCTTGTTCTAGTATATTCTCTTTTACCGTTGCAGTCAAGTCATTACTAGGGTCCTCAATAATGTTTAATTCATATACATTAATCTTATTGTTTAATCTATCAACTAGAGAATCAAATACGTCTGTATTTTTTTTTGATGATATAATTAGTTTTATAAAACAATTTTCATATTCAGATAAATCTTTTGTAATATAATTTTCTTTTGTATCATCATATATAAGTTTTTTAAATATACGTAATGGGTTTGGTATTCTTGTAAGTTCTCTATTTGATGTATCAAAAATATGAAATCCTTTTGGACATAAAAAATCTGACCAAGTCATCTCATATGGAGTACCAAGATAATAGACGTGTTTATCATCTGACTTTTTGTGAAAGTGACCAGACATTACTTTTTCAAATCGTTTAAATTGTTCTCTTTCTAATCCTTGTTCGTTTACGTGACCTCTATGCATCTCAAAACCTTTTATCTCTAAATGACCCATACATATTTGTGCATTTGAATTGTCAATCTCATATATTGTTTTTTCTACATTTGCATCACAAATCCAAGGAACAAATAATATATCAAGTCCATCAAAGTTTACAGTCTTTGGTTCTGTATAAATCCAAGGTTCATTTACTCCATCAAACGTTGTAATTAATTGTTGCATGGAATTTACTTCATTTGTATTTTTATAGTATGTATCGTGGTTACCAATAATAACGTGTGTATCAATTTTTAATTCCCATAGTCTTTTCCAAAACTTATTTTGAAAGTTATGTGCTATTTGAAAATTAATAAATTTTCTACGATCAACAACATCGCCAAGGTGTATAACTGTTTTTATATTATTTTCAATTAAATATGGAAAAAATATCTCATCAAAAAATCTATTTTGATAAGTCATAAACGCCGGCGAATCGTTACGACAACCGAAGTGCGTGTCGTTCAACAGTGCAATCTTCATTCTAAATTAAAAAATATTCAAGTGTATTTTTTTTTCTTTTACTTTTAACTTTTTTTTGTTTTTCTTGTTTTATCTCTTTATATGTAGATAGTCTTTCTATCTTTGGTGTTTCTTCTATTGGAAGATTTTTTCTTAAAAATTCAGTAAACTGATTTGAAAATTCTTTATCTTCACCCGGCATGAGTGTCATATCGTCAAAGTTAGAATCGGTAAGTATCTTATGTTTTATAGTTACTTGTTTTTTTTCTTTTTGTATTCTTCTTACAAATGCGTAATATATAATCTGTGTAAAATAAGCAAATGGATTTTTTGATTTTACTGGGTCAAAGTTATCCAAATACTGTAGACAGTTTTCGATACCATCGGATATCATATCGTCTCTAAATGTATAATTAATAAAGTTGGGTCTATATGATAAATGATTTGCAATCTTTAAAAAACACTGCCCTATATAATCTGACGCAGGTGGCTTGGGACTACCGTCTCTTTTCGCCTTTTTACAAAGTTTTTTATACTCAATCATAGCCAAAAGAAACTCTTTATTATTTACATAATGTTCTTTTTTTGTATTCATAATTTATATTACAACACCTTTTATTTTTTGTCAAGTAAGTGGTTGACTTTTTTCAGTTTTTATGTATAATAGAGCTTGTAGAGCGATACCGAGAGATAGAGTAAGGAATCTAGTGTAGAGTTTTTTTATTTGTAGAAAACTTATCCCATAAACTTTCATCATTTGGCTTTTTCTCACTTTCAGTTTTAGTTTCAAAATTAGTTCCGGCTGGGTGTACATTTTCAATCATATCATATTTTTTAGAAACGTCGAGATAGCTCTTTGACATTTCATCTGTTGCACTTGTAATTGTAAGTATTTTATCTTTTGGTATAGTTACAATATGATCGTTTGTATATCCTGTCCATTTAATTAATGCCACGTAGTCTCGTAAACCTCTGGCTGTTAATTGTGATATATATTTTATTTGTAAAGGTTTTTCAAGTCTTACCAGTGGTGACGCTTCTTCTAATTGTTCTTTTGGTAAAACGCAAACAATATCATCACCATTAATAAGTTTAATTATCTTTACTAATTCTATCGTTTGATGCATTGTTTAAATCTATGTTATGTATTTCGTAGTTAAAGTTTTCACTTGTGTAAATATTTATTCTTTCTCTAAAGTGCGCTAATGTATAATTTTCTTTTTCTTTATACGATAAATCATCTGCAATATCATATAGAGTTGCTGAAGACTCATTGTCTTTTAATCTTAATCCTCTACCGATACTTTGAAGATTACGAATACGAGATTTACTTGGACTTGCAAAAATAATGTTGTGTAAATTTCTTATATTAATACCGGTACTAAAAGTTCCGTAGCTTGCAATAATAATTGCGTTTTCAGATTTTTCTGTAATAAAACGGACTTTTTCTCTTTCTTCCGCCTCTACTCCTCCATAGACAAAAAACACTTTTCGTTTATCTGCCTTTTGTTCAATTAAATCTTTTAATAATAAACCGTGTTTTTCAACGTATTGAAATAGACATAGTGTATTGCCTTCAAGTGATAAACAAAGATTTCGAATAAATTTGTTTCTTTGTGTATTTGACACCAAATAATCCATTTCTTCCTGATACGTTTTATCTTTTAAAAAATGACAGGCATGTGCAGAGTGTTTTAAAATTAAACAATAAATTTTTAAATCGGCAAGTTGTTTTTTTTCTTGTAGTTCAGATGTGGATACTACTTTGTTTACCGCTCCAAATAGACCCTCTAATACTAACTTGTGTGTCTTTGAGCCGTCAAGCGTTCCGGTAAGACCAATACGATACTTACAGTCTTCCAATTTTGTCATTAGTTTTGTAAGAGATACTGCCTTAAAAAGGTGAGCCTCGTCACCAACAATCATACCAAAAGACTTAAACCACTTTTTAGGTAAATTATATACAGATTGCCAAGTAGATATAATTACATTTTTATCTGTATCTTTTTCGTGACCGGAGTAAATTTTATGTACATTTTTTTGTGAGTTCCAACCATAGTCATTAAAGTCTTTATACAATTGTTCTACAAGTGAGGTTGTTGGTACAATTATAAGTACCTTATTATTTGTTTTTTCTTTTAAACGTAACAGATTAAATCTTACAAGTAAATAGATAATAAGAGACTTTCCTGAGGCCGTTGGTGACACTAATAAACAACGACTCTTTTTAATTGAGTGTATAAATCCTTCTTTTTGATAGTCTCTGATACTCATTGGTATCTTTAAAGCATTTATAAAGTCATCTACACTTTTTTCATCTATAACTACATCTTTTATCTTTGTACCATCTACAATTTGTATTTTATTTTCATTACACCAGTTTACAATATAAGGGTATAGACCGGCATAAATCTGTCCGGTCGCATAAGAAAAAAGTCGGATTTTGCCATCCCAGTATCGCCCTCTAAACGCCGGCATAAATTTATAACCCGGTACCTCAAACGTAAAGTGTTCCGAAAGTTCTCTACGTATAGAGTCCTCTGCCTCTATCTTTAAATAGACTTCGTTTTTTTTGTCTATAATAATATATTTGGTGGGTGTCATTATTACACAAAAGATGGACCAACATACCAACCAACTAATACCTTTCTTGTACCTTTTGTTATAGGATTTACTTTATGCCAAACAAAAGATGGAAATGTTATAATTGTACCCTGTGTAAATCTATCACTTAATTTTATATTAATGTGTTTTTCTGGTTTTGGATTTGGTTTTGATATTTCAAGTTCACCGCCTTCATAATCATCATTTAAACAAATTGTAAAACTTATTTTTCGTATATAACCATTTGCGTATGGTTTGGAATGATTGTCTATGTGCCAATCATAATGATCGTTTATGTTATAAACTGTGTACTGTAATGGCTCTAATTCAACAATATTAAAGTTCCATTTTGCCTTTTTATTGTGTTCAAAAAGTACAGGCAGTATTTGTGTAATTACATTCTTATCTTTTATCCAAGATATCTTTGAATTTCTT